AATTATACCCCAATATACCCCAAGGCAAATAAAAAAGCCTTTAAATAAAGGCTTAAATTTCAATGGAGCAGATGAGGGGATTATATAAATACATCATATCTATTGATATTTGATGTTATTTACATCATTATCCGCGTGTTTTGATAACACTTTGTTGTTCTGTACCCCAAAATGTACCTCACTGCTTCACGCAAGAAAGATAATACAGTATAAACTATATTATGTCAATCTTTTTTTAAATTTTATTTTTCATAAATTTCATCCTTAAACAAATCTTCCGTATGGATTGGTATTGTATCCTTTCGAATTTAACACACCAGCTTTCATCCAACGACGTTCACCTGTTGAAGCACTAATCCAACTAATCCAAACGAATCCTTCACGTTTTACATATCCGTCATATCTGACAGACATTCCGTTAGAGTAGTACAATCCTGTATCAATTCCTTTTTCTGTAGGTGCTTTTCTAATCTTTAATGTTGTGTTTGGATAGAATGTAGCATTTTCTCTAGTAAAATCTGAAGGAATACTGTTTAATACAGCCTGTACTGATTGAGTTGTTGTTCCGCCAGGAACATGAGGGTCTGAATCAATACCTGTGTCATTTGTCCATCCAATTGCTACACCATTACGATCTACACGATACGGATATTTGGCACCTTTAATCACTCTACCAATCGTACCATTCCAATCACCTTTATAAACTTTACCAGTACCATAGCAATTTACACTTAATGTATTTGTGCAGATAGGTGTACTAACTGAGTACTTCTCACCACTTGGAGCGCTTGGAGTACTTGGTTGTGTTGGAGCTACAGTTTGACCATCCAATCTAGCATTTACTTCTTGTGCTAACTGTGGCATTTTCGAATGTAAATAAGGGCCCGGACAAGCGGTCGCAGTAAACATTCTATGTTCGGTTAAGCTGCCATTCGCATTACCGGTGTAATTCAATCTGAATCCATATCGTTTACATACATCCACGCATAGATTTACCAATGCATTCCATGCTTTAGGTGAGATCGTCCACGTATCTGTATTATCGTTAGCAATTTCAATTGTAATTGATTGGCAATCATTATAATAATTTGATGAAGTCCACGCTCTATTTTCTTCATCAACATTCGCAACAATTGTACCATCTGAACCAATACAGTAGTTGGCACTAGCTTCCCTTCCAGCTACCTGAAATGATCTAGCACAAGTCTCTGCTGACCATTGACAAGCCATGTGATGAGGTGTGATTTTACAGACCTTGTAACCACCTCTACCACGCATATAGTTATCTGTACTAGCAGGAATATATTTATTTGTTAAGCTTGAGTATGACATTCTTCTTCACCATCTTCTTTACCATTGCTCAATTCTGTTTGAGCTTCTTCTGGTAAATCTTCAAATTTTACTTCTTTTTCTTTATCACTCATTATTATTCCTCCTCTGGTACACTAATTTCAGGCAATCCACCAATACTAGTTAATAACGAAACAACACCCGACAAAACCGCGGACGAAATTACAACTCGCCAATCAACGGCTTCCAATAATGCAGATGCTCCAATGACTCCTACTGCTGTCTGAGCAATTGTTTTTAATGCTCTAATACTAGCGTAATAGCCATATTGGACCCACCATTCTTTACTATATTTTTTCATTTACAAATACCTCCTATCCTAATAATAGTATTTAAATCGTTTGTACACTGTACAAAATAAAAGACCGTATTTAACGGCCTTATTGATACATATTAAACATGTCTCGTATATGTGTCTTAATCATTGTTTTTTCTTCATCTGAATCAACGCATCCATGAATCATAGTTACGATTTGTTGCATACATTTCATAGTCTTATCTAATTCACGATGAGACTTTTCTAAATCCATATCACCTTTTGTACGCTCGTATTCTTCTTTGAACGCTTTATATTTTTTCAAATGTTCTGCAAGCTTATAAACAATATCTTCTGTTTCTGGATCATGAATATTATATCCATCATTATCTTCTTTTAATCGAGCCACAGTTGAAACCCCATCTTTTCCTATCTCAATTTGATATTTATTTCTCATTGCTTCTATCGTTTCAATATCTTTGATATTATCCAAAGCTTGAGATAATGCATGGAAATAAGATTCTGCATATCCATATTTCTCTAACATGTTTACTGACTCATGCATTATCTTTTCATTAACTTCCATTGCTTTGTGCATATTTTTCACCTACGCAATCTTTTTAATGATGATATTTGCATTTTGAACAGATAAATCCAAACCACTGTTATTTCCTAAAGTAATTGTGTAAGAAGCTCCACAAGGCACTTGAATCAATGTCGCTCCACTCACATTTCCATATGCGCTTGCAGTTGCAACAGTATAAATAGATTGTGTTCCTCCAATTACTTCTCCATTTAGTTCAAGCACTAGAGAAGCTTGTCCTGCCGCTGCACTCGTAATATCCGCAGTATAAGTTACTTCATAGATTCCTTGTTTTGTTAGTGTAAACAATCCACTTCCTAGATCGTGTGCCAACCATCCTTTACATGGACACTGGCATGATTTTGATCTTACACGATCTGTAGGAAACAAAACATTATTTGAATTATCGACTGTCTGAACAGCCGTAGCAATACTATTAATCATTTCTTTTATCCTCCTATTAAAATAGGGATAGCCTTTCGACTATCCCGTTAAATCCAAAGGCAATTGCCTAATCACATATGTGCTAGATTATAAGTTGTTGTAGCCATTACATCCACATCCGTTGTTATAAGCGTAATATGGTGAACATGTAATGTAAGCTGGTTTTGGTGTAGGTTGCAAAGTATTAATGATGTTTGCTGATTGTGCCTGTTGACTTAATTGGAAATTAGCCGTCAATAATTCACGGTCACGATCAGCTAAACGATCACGTAATTCTTGCATTGTGTTAGCATTGATCAACGCACGTGTAGCTTCACCTTCTGAATGAATTGCTGTTGTAATGTCACAAGTGTTTTTGAAACTTTGAGCATTTACATTATCAATTGCACGTTGAGTGTTGCAGCAACATTCTTGTTGCTGAGCTTGCAAGTTTTGAAGTCCCAACTGATTAGTATAGCGACTTTCTAATACATCACGTTGCGTTTGACAACCTGTTTGAGATACATTTGTGTTTGTGTTAAAAATGTCTCGTTTAATGAATTCTTCATTTAATAAAGAATCATTTGCTAGGTTTCCGTTGCCATATCCTCCATATCCTCCATATCCAAATAATACGAAGATTAGCAAGATCCAAATCCACCAACCTCCACCGTTTCCAAAGCCGTCATCTCTTTCAGCTAAGTTGTAAGTTGGTTGAATTCCCATTCCATTTTCCATCATATATGTTCTCCTTTCTTTCTATAATAACGGTTTATCCGTTGTTACCTAATTCCAAACTGTTTTGCCATTTGTTCCAGTTGTTGTTTCTGTTGGGGATTTAAATTACCCATCATCTGATTTAAAATCGCTTGTGGATTTTGGCCACTGTTCATAAGCATTTGAAATTGTTGAAATGCTTGTGGATTTTTCTGTGATAGCATATTCATTAACATTTGTTGGGGATTTCCCATATTCATCATATTCATTGGATTCATATTTCCCATAATACTTTTTAAAGGATTCATTTTGTTTGTGCTCCTTTCTTTGGTTGTTCATTAGCTTGTTTTGGTGGTTTGCTTAATGCACATATCAAATCATCTAATTTCTTTTCGATTCCATTTACACGATTTTCTATACTGTTAGAAGTATCTTCCGTGATTTCTTCAAATTTAAATTTTTTAAATGTTCCATCTAAAGATTTCATATAAAAAATAGATTTATTGTTATCAAATAAAATCGTTGGTAAATTTGCATTCGCAAAGTTTCTAGCTTCCTGCTCATCGTTCACCCATTTTCCATTAAAATCAAAATTACTTTGTTGTTGTGGTGTAATCTGATTATTAATATTGATAGGTGGAATATTTGCATACTGTTGTACTTGCTGAATTTGTTGATCTATCATTTGTCTTTGCTGCATCAAACTGTCAATTCGTGCTTGTGCTGGATTATAATTGTTATACATTTCAACCACCTCTTTACGATTAAATTATATGTTTACGTAATGAATAATTTAATACTCGAATAATACTCATAAAATACCCAAAATAAAATGAGCAACCATTATAGATTGCTCACATATTTATCGAACATTTTTCTTGCTTTGCATACTCTGTTCCTTATGGCTTGTACTTCCACACATAATGCATCTGCAATTTCCGTGCATGACATATCATACACGTACCTCATAATCAAAACCTGTTCATATTTCTTTCTTAATCCAACAGATTTGATAAGTATTAATGCATCATTAGGACGTATCTCTTTTAATCTGTTAGCTTTGTTAATATAAACCACCGCCTTAATTAAATTCGTTGGTTTGAATTAGCTTCGCAAGAACAATTATTCACATGATCATCTTTCCAATAACCACGACAAACAATAGTAGAATAAAGAACAATAATTACTAGGATTAAAACCGTAATAATCGTCCTACTCGTTTTATAGTTTCTATCAATTAATTTTGAGCAAAAGCCATAAACGTTATCTACTTTTTCTTCTACATTCTGAAGTTTCTTGTTTGCATCTTTAATATCCATTTTTATTACGATCCTCCAACGCTTCTACACGTTTAAACAAAGTAGTTATTTGTTCTTTTATTTGAGAAAGTTCCACTTCCATTGAATTACTTCCTTTTTTAATTTCTGAAATTGAATCCTTTATATCACTTAAATCCGATTTAATATGTTCCAATTCATTCTTCAAAAATGCCATATTGGATACTTGCTCCCCATCCATCTTACGTGTGCCACGATTATACGTAATAAATGCAATTACAAGCATGCATGCAGAAATAATAACACTAAGATATTCCCCGTTCATTTTTAACCTCACTCATCATCAAATTCAATCAGATCGTTTTTCTGTTCTTCCGTGATTTTACCTTTTTCATAAGCTTGCTCAACTAAAAATAGATATGAATCCTTACTATACTTACCTTCGATAACTCTTTTCTTTTGATTACTCAAGATTCTGTACATATTTGTCTTCCTCCGTTTCTTCTTCTACAGGTAAATCAATGCCTGCCATGCATGCTACATACTGAGTGATGAATTTCTGATTCTCTAATTCATCTGCATTATTTTGAATCTGATAAGCTTCATACTCTTCTTGAGCTTGTCTTTCAATTGTTGTTTCAAGTTGTTTGATTTTCATTTAGATGTTCCTTTCTATGCAATGCAAACAAGCGGACTGCAAGCAAGCGCGTAGCTCGTGCCGCCACTGCCGACGTTACCTCTAGAGTCCACATACCACGCACTATACGCACCGCTGCGATAGGCTGAGCGCAAACGAGCGTCCCTAGCTGATGTTTTGTTAGCTACAGAGTATGTAATCATGTTCGGGTTATTTTGATACCATGCCTGTGGTGCTGATTTTCCACTTCTTCTTTTCCAATATGTATGTGGGTTTCCCTCTCCTGCAATCTGTGTTTGTGCATAGATTTGTCCTAAAGAAGGTAATGTAACATAGTCATAAGTAATATTTTCAACGCCATCATCGTTTACGGTATTTGCGAAAGTGGACACCTTAACTTTCTTCAAACTGTTCAGCATTTGTTCTGGCATACCACATAAGAACCCATCTTTACTTGAAAGTTGGTCTGGGCAAATATCCCACGCGTCTTGTGGTGCCCACCATTTTAGTTTTGGCTTGTTTGAATTTAACCATTGTCGCAAAGCGGATGCTTTCCAACTATTTAGTCCTAAAACCATTTCTTGCATTGAATTAATATTTCCGTTTCGTTTGTCATAAGGGATTGTTCCGATATTTGTTGCGCTAGAGCCTACAGTAATATTCACTGTTTCATTCAATGTGATTCCATCTTTCCCATATGAATAAACTTTCCAACTTGGCGGTGCAGTATCTAGTGCTCCATAGCACCCAGCCAATCTACCACCTTTTTCAACTGGTTTAGTCAATGTAAACTGATAACTGATTCCTGGTTTAATATTGTTTCCCCATGCTTTTACAAAATCAAAGTGATATGTTCCTGCTGCTAAACCTTCTGAGCAAGCTAAGAACGCTCTTTGATGTGAAAATTGCATTCCAAAAGGTAAGCAATAATGTGTTTGTAGCCACATCCCCGGTACAATTTCACCGTCCTCTAAAGTTACATCTTCAAAATGATTTACTTGCCATGGCATGTCATATTCCTTTGAATCTGCGGTATCTGTCCATTTCTCGATTAATTGCGTGCCGATGGCGAACGCTTTTTCTCCCGCTCCATCTGCAACAATTGCCTGTACGCTACTCCAATCCATATTGGAATGTGCGATATTTGTTTGTGCGATTACAGATAACGCTTTTGCAATTTCTTGTCCTGTTTCATCTGTTAAAATCCTTTTTCTGCTCATTATTCTTCCACCTCCTGAACAATATATCCATTTTCATCTACGTATAAGCCTAAATCAGCAAGACGTTTAACTTGTTTATCTCCTTCAACAACCAGTTCGTTCAAATACTCGTTTTTTTTATTTTCTAAAGTTGTGTTTGCTTGTTGCACCTTAGAATCAACAAGCATTAACATCTCTGCCACTTGATCTTTTTCAGCTTGAGTTAATGTACTAATTTTTACATATATACTTTCAGGCACTAAAGTTTGAGCTAGTTTTGAACCCCATACCTTTTCAATCTCATCTGTTCCTTCTTTTGTTTTTGTAGCTTTTACCACAAAAAACAGTTGTCCTTTATTTTTTAAAGCTTCTCCAGGCACAATCCAATCAAATTCATACGAATCTCCAACAATTCTATTGTTAACCGCAAGTGTAGTACCTGTTTTGTTAGACGAATCTTTCCAATTTATGCGTATTACAGAATCGGACATTTTAAACACTTCACTTACTGCATTTAAAACCCTAAATTTTACAAGCATAGAATCTTTATCATATTGAGTACCAAACACTTTATTTAGATTTGGGATTTTAATTTCTCTAGTTATATAATCAACATAAATGTACTCATCATCGTAATCATGCGTATCTATATCGAAACTTAATGTAGCTCTTAATCCATCCATTTCTAGTCTCCTTTCACTTGAAGAATTCCTTTTAATGGGGTTTCTTTAATTCCATTCACATCTATATGAACCATCCAATTATAAACACCAACAGAAAGATTATCCGTTTGACAAATTACCTTCAAAGATTCATCAATAGGAATTCTGATATATTCTTTGCCATCTTTATAAATAATAAACTCTAAAGAATCATCCTTACCAGGAACAAATAACTGTCCATTCTTATACTTAATTAAAATATCTGTATAGATTGTATCTCCTTGATTTATGAAAATATGATCTCTTTTAATTTCCATTCTTTATTCCTCCTTATAAGGTATTGCTTGATGCCATTCCAAACCATCATATGCACTTAATCTAACAAGGTTATAAGTATCTCTATTTCCTACACCAGAAGAATATGCACTTATTTCGCTATCTAACTTTGTCTTATTGATTCTTCCAAGGGCCATAGAATACCCGCGTGCCCATTTTTCATCAACAAATACCCACGCTTCCATATAAGTGAATGTTGTGTTAAATTTAAATTCAAACGGTTTGCTGGTTCGTCCAAGTGTATCTTCTATCGTTACTTCAAAGTCAAATTCTAAGTTTTTAGGCAGATTATTGTATGTGGTACTCGTTCCTTCAGATACTTTGTAATTTCCACCCGCTCCCCACGTACAAGATTTTACATGAGCATCATCTGACGTATGCACAGTAAGCGTTACATTGTCATAATTTGAATCAACTTCCGTTATCACAAAATCAACACTTTCGACACTTATTTCAGGATAATTCTCTAGTGTAGTAGCAGTTAATATTTTTTGACTTACATACGAACCACTTAAATCGGATTTCCATACCTCAACATGATATTCATATTTTGTCTTTTGCGTTAATCCATCAACAGTTATAGATCCATTTAAATTATTTGATATAAATTCTTTTTTATCTTGCGAGAACACTCTCAAACAATACAAATTGTATGGATTACTTTTTAATTTTCCGTTGATAACTAAAGATTCTACATCAATATCAGATATGGATGTTTCAAACTCAGGCGCTGAAATCAAAGGTGTTTTTACGCTGGCTGTTCCACTTAAATTTGGCCAACCACTAATGCTGCAATTAAAAGAAAAGTTCCTTTGCCTGTTACATCCCATGGATTCATTTATTTCACCAGGAATATTTATCCACCCTGTATCTTGTGTATAATATCCATAATTCATATATCCTGACCATGTTAATCCACCAAATTTTACTGTATTATACGCTTGGATAGCGAATTGGCCTGTAATCTTAAAGCGAACATTAGCTTTGTATCTTAAGTTAGGATAAGCGCCTTCGTATCGTTCGTTGTACACATCAAATGATACACGCAAATATTGGTTATAGTCTAAATTCGCTACATTAGAATATGCAGATACATCATAATCTATCGCTGGCATTTGTTGACCATCTTCGATAATTGACGAATTGTCTAATAAGACATCAAGATCAAAATCGGTTTCGTTGTAATCTAATTCACATACAACTCCCATAATCTACTCCTTATATTTGATATAAATATCACCTTGCTTGTCCGTTGATAAAACAGTAGGATCACTTGTTCCATAACGCACATTTACAGTCAATTTTAACTGTTCTTGAAATTGACTAACATAATCTTCTAAAACTCTGATGTATTCTCTTTGTTTTGCCATCAATTCAATAGCATTTCTAAATTCTTCTTTAGATTCCAAATCAAACGCTATTGCCATATTTTCAATTACATTAATTTTAATAGGAACAGACGTTACAAATTCACCACTCATCAGAACATTGATTTGGCATTGTACTATGCCAACTTCAGCAATAATCTGTTGGAATATTTCTGGATCTGAAAATTTAATTTCGTAAGCATTCGAATTTTGAAATCTAGATACAGATGTAGCATCCATACTAACCATTAATCCACTAGGCTTAGTAGCCCATAACGTAGCGGTTAAGCTATCATCAGTATACGCTACTTGGTCAGTGATAATATCGTCACTAACGAATACATCCAATCCTCGTCCTGTATCACCTTGTACCATTTCAACTATAGGTACAGATGTTTGCTTAGTTAAGCTTACAGTTACATTTGAATATACAATTGCCATGTTATACCTCCGTTTCCAATATAAGAGTAAGTTCATCTGGCATTTCTTTGATTAAATCATATGTCATTTTATTTAAATAAAATCTTTCTCTTTTACCTGAATTATTTGTGTCTACATAAATAACATCATTCAATTTTAATTGATTTGCATTAGGAATGTTTGATCCAAATAATTTTTCAAATTTTATAGTTGTTTCCGTATCCGGATTTTGCAATTCATTTTTTAAATCTTTTCCTGCTATGTATCTTAAATATGCTTGCAAATTTGATTCGTTTTTAAATACACCAAACGTAGATTTTGAAGCCGACGAATCATCAGCCATTAATTTAACATCCGAATATTCTTTTACTTCAATGCGGTGTATTTCATTCTCATCCCATTTACTAGATTTAACTATCTCGTTATTTGGCAAAATTCTTCCATTGTATGCCTTTGGAATTATTCCAGTAACAACATTTTCCATAGATACTTTTTTTGTGTAGTCAACAATTTCTTTATAACCAACATAGAACTCTTTTGGCTTTAACGCTGCTTTATAACCATTAGGTTTGCCAAAATAACAATCATAATTATCAAACATCGCAACATATCTATGTTCTTCGCATTCAGGCCATCTGTTCATCATAGAATTATCTTCACTTCCAAACAGACATTGAATCAAATTATAACGAATCCAATAGGCTGTCTGTGTTGATTCCTTATCCTCAAATTGCCAACAAAGACTTTGTGATTTGTTACCTATTCCGTGTGAATATAGTTGTATTTTCACTCCTTGCGTTAAACCGCTTCCATCACCGCCTGGCCACCAATTGTAGTTTTTATCGGTAGGTCTAACGATTTTATATCCATTAGCTTCTGGCAAATAGATAAGTCCCCAATAATCTTCCCAATGCATATTTGTATTCGATGGATTATTTCTAAGCCAATATGTTTCGATTTTAGAATAATTTTTGTCTTCATAATTCTCAGCACATATCCATCTGCATGAGCATATCGACATAAAAGACCAGATTTCATGAATTCCATTAATTTCATCCGAAAATTTTTTTAAAACAAATGTTTGAGCAGGTGAATTGTTAGCTTTAAACATTTCTAATTGTGTTGCTATATCCTCGTTTGCTGATGGAACATCTACACACAAATCAGTTTTATAAGCATTGTGAATATGTACTTCTCTACCATCTTCTGGCTTTATATTTTTGTAATCTTCGTACCACCTATCGCCATAAACATGATACGGATATTTAGATTTTGATTTTTCGATAATATCATTGGCAGTTTTAATAGCTCCATCCCACGTTGAATTCACTGTACGATCATCAAATACAAATATTTCTTTTTGAGAGTCAAAGAATATATGCGTTGCATAACATACATAAGTATCAGAAATTCTATTTTCTTTAAAATAAACTATTCTAAATAGTTGCGCTTTTTCAAAGTTTAAATCTACTTTAAAAACAGATTCTTCTGAAATTTTCATTCCCAATAATTCACTCTTCGGAAATTCAATTTCCACATACCAGATTGAGTTTCTTTCAAAAGTTGCTTTTGCGCTTTTACAGTTCTTAAGAACAATATTTCCATTTCGCTCAATCATTTGTTGATATGTTGTATTTTTTTTAGACAAAAATAAATGTATCATTATCAAATCTCCTTGAAATTTCTAAATATTTCAGTACGAATCAAACCAATTTCTGTATTGATAACTATGTCGTTTGATCCATATTCAATTTTTAAATTTTCAAATGATCCTTCTGTTTTTAACGTTGCATATTCGAAATATCCATTTTCATAAACAGTTTTCATATATGCATTTTCAGAATTTATTTCTATGTATTTAACAGCCAATGCATTATCAATGCTACCCGGTTGATAATAATTGTATTTTTTAGCAAACGGTTGATATATTTTAAAACTGCGGTTATGAGTAAGTGAAGTAATAGAAATCCAGCCAGTCTTTTCTGATGTGTTATAGAATTTATACGTAGGATATGACGGTTCGTAAAGATTTACAATTGATGTAATGTCAAATACCGAAATCTGCATAGGCCTAGCGTATTTATCAATATATCTATATCCATCAACGGTAAATTTGATAGTGAAAGAAAACATAAATCCATGCCATCTTTCTGAAATGTTATATTCTATGTTTTTAACTTTCCAAAAATGATCTGGATCTTCATCAGGAAATTTTAACAAACCTTTCCCTCCCGCAAAATATTTTTTAATATCGTACAACCTTTCATTTGCTTCTTTTTTGTTTTTAACTACAAAATTACAAGGAATCTCAATTGTTTTATCTTTAAGAACACCAGTGTGACGGTACGATGTTGTACCGTCTCCCATTTCTGATGTTTCTACAATTTCTTCCGAAAAAGGGATAATTGGAGCACTAGTTATCTTCACCAAATTCATAATATTCTTATAAATCGTATATGGTTGATTTTCCGGTGTGAATTGTAATGTATACATATTCTAAGCTACTCCTTTCCCTATATTTTTTAGCATATCTCGAATTGATACAATTTCTTGTACAGTATCTGTAACAACATTTCCGTCCAATTGCATAGGTTGTAGATTAATTGTTAGGTTAGTATTCATAACTGTATCAATAAGCTTATCTATCTTTTTTGAGATACCACTAATATTAATATTTGTTGCCTTAGATGTAGATTTAATTGCTGCACCCGTTACAAATGCTGTGTCCACTGTATCTACAGAAGCATATTGACTAGTATCGGCCAACGCTGCAATAGAATCTGCACTCATTGGAGCAACATCAGTAAGAACAGGTCTAGACATATCATCAATGTTTTGCTTACTAACATATCTATCTTTACTTACTTTAACTGTTTCTACCGTAAACGTTATTTTTTTCTTTGCTGCATTGTATAATTGTTCATATTGACTTTGTAGAGATTGAAGTTGATTCTTTGCGTTTTGTATTCCAGGAGATAATGCTTTACCCAGTTGTTGTGTATAATAATCACCTGTGCCTGTTGCAGCAGTTCCAGCACCTGACTTTCCTTTACTTAAAGCATTCACAACTTTTTTTTGTGTATCATCTGCTTTTCCTTCAGCTTTATTTAATGCTTTTTCCAAAGCATCAACTCCGCCGTTTCCAAGAATCTTCATTGCTTCAGAAACTGTGATATCACCTTTTGCAATGCCTTCTGCACAAAGTTTTGAAATTTGTTCGCCATCATATCCGGATTTAGTCAAAGCTTCTTCAAACTCAATTAGATTGTTAAGCATAGTATTAGCTTCTGATACACTTCCTGCATTTGAAATAATACCGTAAGCCATGCCTTGTGGAATATTAAGCCCAGCTGCACTTGCATTATCAACTAACTGCTGAAATGTCATCATAGATGCCACAAAATTACTTGCCGTTTGATAACTTTCTGTGCCATTCATGATTCCGCTTGTTAACTTTTCAGGAATTTGAATACCCGCTTCACCAGCTTTATCTATAGCACCTTGTAATGATTGTTTTAACGAATCTCCAATTTTTGTATAGCCACCCGTTTCTGCCTGGTTGTTGAGATCTAGTAAAGTCTTATTTGTTTCTTGCATTTTAGTTGCCATAGTTGCTAAAGAACCGTTTGCTTCATCTATTTTCTTTCTCAACTGCTCAATCTGAGTTTGATACTTTAATGCCTTTTCAGTGTCCCCATCTTTAAATGCTTGTGATTGTTTGGCTTTCAATTCATCCATCTTGTCATTTAATCCATGAACACTCTCTGCTACTTCACTATATTTCATCTGTTGCTTAATTAAAGATTTTGTTTGTTCTTTAATCGCTTCTGCATACGCTTCTTGTTTAGCAGCTTCTTGAACTTTTTGAATGTATTCTTCTAACGCTTGATTGTTTTCAAACACCTTGCCTGTATTGTCGGCAACTTTTCCTGTATTTGAATCAATTGTTAAACCGAGATCAGGATAGATTTCATTCAATTGATTAACAGCTTCTTGCAACATTTGTTTCTGTATAGTATTTTTGTTTTCTACACCATTTAATTGTTCAATTGTTCTCATCAAAGAATTAGACTGACTAATATTCTGTTCATTTGTAGCCAAAATAGTTTCTGTTTTTTCTTTATATTCATCAATTTTTTTATTGAACGAACTAACACTGTCTACAACTTTTAAATAACTTTGAGCTACTGCATCATTCTTAACAGCATTTTCTAAAGCTTTTTTATTTGCCTTTTCAAACATAGGAACTAACACTGCAATTTCAGCAGCTGCCAATCCAACAGCTATCCCAACTCCACCTAATGCAATACTTGAACTTTTTAATGCTTCAGTTGTAACTCCAGTTTTCTTAAACAATTTCGTCAATAATCCATTAGTTTTATCTACAGGGCCACTTAAATCGTTTAGTTCACTTGCCGTTTTGCCAACCCATGAAGAAACTTTTCCAAATCCATTTGTCAACTTCTGAGCGCCATTAAATATTTTTCCTAATCCTTTTGCGGTAGGATATGATGCTGCGGTAAGCAACAATAGTTTAGCAATCGTTTCCTGCGTTCCATCATCTAGATTAGAGAATGCATTCGCTGTTTTCTTTACATCTTTTAAAATAGATGTAAGAGTAGGAGTAAACGCCTGGCCCAATTCATCAGCGGCTTGTTTAACTGCTTCCCATGTCTGTGACATTTGAGATTTTAATGTTCCATATCGCTTTTCTGCTTCAGTTGCCATGGCTGAATTCGCTTGCCATGCGTTTTGAGAAACATTTAATGCTCTAGCCAACACATCCGAACTTTGTGCCAAAGCACCCATTGACTGTGCTTGTCGTACTTCCTTAATGCCTAATTCATCCAATGTTTTTGTAACATCACCTGATTTACCAATACCTTCTACAAACTTTAAGAATGTTCCTGCTGCATTTTCTCCCCAAGCCTTTTGGAATTGTTGAGAAGTCATACCAGACACTTCTGCAAACTTTTGTAGTTTCTTATCTCCAGTAGAAACAGATAGATCAATTGTCTTTAACATTTTAGAGACAGAACTACCACCAGCGGCCGCTTCAATACCTAATGAAGATAATGCAGTAGATAATCCTAATACCTGGTTCGAATTCAAACCAACCATTTTTCCTGCAACACCTAGCCTAGTAGCCATATCCATAATATCCGCTTCAGTAGTAGAGAACTTATTTCCCAAATCTACGATTGTAGAACCTAAACGAGAATAATATGTATTCGTCTTTTTAGACTGCGAAACCATTACGTTTGAGAACTTGGCAATACTTTGTGCTGCTTCTTCACCAACAAGATTTGTAGTATCACCCAATTCTGTAATAGTTTTAGTAAATCCAACAATAGAATCTGTAGGGATACCCATTTGTCCTGCAAGTTCTGCATAATGTGCAATATCTTGATATGTACTCGATGTATTTTGTGCAAGATCTTTTAAGCCTGCATTGATTTTTTCAAACTGTTGAGGGGTTGCATTTACTGTTTTTGTAACACCAGTCCATGCATCTTCAAAATCAATTGCAGTTTTTGTTGCTCCGACAATAACCGCTGCTGACAACGCAGACAATGGTTTAATAGTTTCTGCAAATTGGTTTGCTTTCTGACTGGCAACACCAAATGAATGTGATAATTTTAATATATTTTCATTATCTGTAATAAAGCTTTTATTCAAACTCTTTAATTCATTGTTTAATGTTGCTGCACCAGCTCTTAGGCCATTAAACGTCCTTTGCGATTCCTCATACGTGCTTCCTAAGTCAACAAGATTTTTCTTTTGTTCCGCAATTTTTGCATTGTATTCCTTTTGCGAAGCACTATTTGCCTTCATAGAAACTGTAAGTTCTTTATTTCTAGCAGCTAGAGTTGAAATTGCGGTTTCACATTGTTCTGTAGTGTGATAACTATCACCAATCGCATCTTTCCATGCTTGGATTTGAGTTTGATTTGTCTTATATTCTTTTTGTAAGGCACTCATCGCCGATTCAGTGCTGTTTAATTTAGTCTGATATTGCGATAACGTGGCTTTTGATTTGTTAACTTGATCTGTCCATTGTTGTTGTGTTTTAGGATATTCTTTAAGCTTTTTGTTATAGACATCCAATTGCTTAGAAGTGCTCTGAATCTTATCCTTTAATAGATTTTGGTATGTTGCAAATGACGAGAAATCATTCGGATTTAGCTTCATCGAAGCTTTTAGCTTAGACATTGTTTTGTCTAATCCCGATGTTTCTCTTTTGATTTCATTTATCGCTTTCTGAAATCCTGTAGTATCTCCATCAATCTTTACGGAGATACCTTTTATTTGATTATAGCCTGACAATTTTAGTACCTCCTAAAATCTGTCAAAGTCTTCTTGGGTTGCCATACGTACGTTGGATTTCTTTTTATTAATGCTTTTTTCAGCTCGATTTGTCATGTTGTTTTTTGCAACAATTAAATCAAACATCATTCCAATATCCATATTGTCTATTTCATCCATTTTTAGACCTAGATTCATGCATCCTAAAATTAATTCAGAATAGCTTGTTAATCTTTTTTTTTCTTATTTTCTTCATCTTTTTTTTCAGTTTCATCTTCAACTGTGGCCTTATTTGAATAAACGATTTTTTCAAATAAAATAACACCAATTAAAACAAATGATTCATAATCATCAACATTATCTACCATTACATTAAACGGTTCAGTAACCAAGTTATTTTTAACATCGTACGCTTTGATGCAGGCCCATAGTAAACGTTCAAAAAATTCCGATCCAACTTCTTTTAATAGAATGAAATATGCATTTTCATCCCCTCTGTCTTCATCTACCGCTTTTTTAATACCTTCATCAAAATTCATTTGCGCCTGTTGAATATCAATCAATAAATCACGATTGAATGTTTCTCTATAAATACGTGCTGTAATCCCTTTATATAGGACACCATGTTCTTTACCTTCGATTTTTACTGTAGTTTCCATATAACCTCACAAAGAGGGGGTTGCCCCTCTTATAATGCGCTCACTTCCTTGCCATCATCACTTTGTACTTCTACCGGTGTACCGGCTTCATGGCTCACTTGGCTCACCTCACTAGCTTTTGGTGTAGGTAATTTTGGCGCAGTCGTAAAGAAACTAGTATAGTTTGTATCACCTTTTTTGCAGTCAATTTTTACCCATGCATGATCATCTTTTTCTACAGGAATAGCTGTAATATCCATAGTTGTTGTATTTGGATCAATACTTTCTTCTCTTGTTTCACCTTCAACAGATGGGCGAGCAAATACCACTTTGAAGAACATATGTTTTGTCGCATTTTTGTCTCCTTCAAATTGGAACATTAAGCCTACGTTGTTTGGTAGAACGTTAGCGTCTTCAGCCAAGTTACCTTCCTCTGTTTCAATATTATTAAAAATCATTTTTTTAATTTCATCTTCCAAGTATGTCATTTCAATACTTCCGGAATATCCATTATTACTGTTTGTTGTAAAATATGCAGTGTTGTCTGCATAATATGTATTTGTATCTCCTTCCGGATCTAGTGTTAATGATTTAGCACCTTTCCATGCTACAGGTGTACCATACGTAATATTTCCACCTTCTTCAGACTCAATAGGAACTACATGTACATTTTTAATTCCATATTTAACTTTGTTTGTATCTGCCATAGTTTTTATCCTTTCAAATATTTTTCGATTAAACTTGGCAGTTCTTTGATTGCGTTTGTTTCTCCATCTTTCCAGTGCTTAAATGCACGTGTACGTCGTGGAGAATTCCATAAATTATGTCCGTTTTCTAGTAAATGAGTCAATGAATATTCATGGCCACTCGCATAAATAACACCGCGTGTATGAGCTAACTCACGCTCAATCTTATATGTTATAGACCTTTTATATTTGCCCTTTCTGCGTGTGTTTCTATGATCTACATTGGCCTTAGCTTTAATAATATCTTTAGAATCTTTTGTAGTTTCTTCTACTGCTCTATCAATCTGCGCCAAAGAATGCTCTTTATATTCTTGAATCATCTTTCTAATTTCTGTCCCAAGCTGCGACATATCGCAATATACATCATTGACGGCCAACTAATGTCACCGTCCATTCTGTACAGTGTACTTTTTGAGCTTTTATATCTTCATCTGTGATAGTTTGGTATGGTATTTCTAATTCATCGAACATGTCTTCGATTTTAGCTTCTAATTCAAAATCTTTTTGATCAGTCACTAATCTATATATGTACGTTCCAATCTTGCAATACGTCATATTGTCTGCAAAGTAATTATTTGTATAATCCAATGCATAATTCCCATAGGGGGTATGGGGCTTTGACTTGAAACTGCCATATACAAATTGTCCTTCACCTAAAAGTTCAGTGAATTTAGCAACGATTTGTTTTCTTACTGTTTCCATTCTCCAGCATCCTGTTGAACATAGAGTTCAATCGTATCTCCGGATGGGAATGTACGATAAACCGCATACTTTTTGTCGTTGTATTTCACTGTTGTCTCACCATTGTAATCAATAGTAGGAATAACAAGCTTATACGCTAACTGTATGCCTGCCTGGTAGGCTTCATTAAATTCTTTTGAATAAATTCCACCAACTCGACAAAATACTTCCTTCTCCGTTTCGTTAACATGTTCCACACCATCTTCATCAACATATCTTTCTTTTTCAATCAGATATGCCACATCATAATAAAGATTATTCTCACGAGTATATTCATATGCCATACTATGTCACCTTCTTATGGGATTTATCTGTCATAAGAATTTGACGTAAATCCTCATATGTTTTGGCCATTGATTCTTTATATGAAGCATCCGTTGTACCAAATTTTGACTTTACATATGTTATTACCGCTACTACAATTTCATCTTCTAAATCATCTTCATCAAATAAGATATTTAATCTATCCAAATCGTATAAACATGCATTGATATACGTTTTGATTTCATCATCATACACATGTGATTTAGCTCTTGTAGCAGCAGTTCTAACACGTTCTAGAAGGCTTTCAGAAATGTTGAACGCCATTATCTATCACCTAAGCTTTCTTCGCACTGCTTTTTCGAGTGGTTTTCTTAGGCTCATCATCTAATAAAATAGGTTCTTCATCATTTAATGATTGTGTTCCTGCTTGGCTTTCATCTTTCGTAACATCTCCATTGCTTAAGCTACTTTTTTTTTTAATAAGAAGATGTATTGAGGATCTAATACTTTACCATCATTGATAACTAATGCCTGAGTTACTTCCTCATTCTTTTCATAATCCCAGTACTTCTTAACGCCAAACTGCATATTTGAGTTGATTGCATAGGCTTCTTTTCCTACCCAATACATTCCGAAATAATCACCGTTTTGTGCTTCATTAAAATCTTTAAACGTATCATTTTCAACGAAATTAACAATTCTAGCTGCGAATGTAGCACGTTCTGCACCATCAATAGGATTAAATGTTTCTGCATAAACAGGACGATTATTTTGATCAGCCAATGTTTTAATGTTTGCTTCATATGTTGCAGGAGTCATAACAAATTCTGGTTTTAATTTACGCATTGACAATGGAATCTTCGCAAAGAATTTTGTTTGCCATGATTTCCAATCTTTCATTTCTTCCTCAGTGAATTCAATAATGTGATCTGTTTTAATACGTCCACCTGATTTGTTAGCTTCTGTCAAGATACCTTCACATTCATTATTTGTAGAGTTACCTGTTAAAATTTCACGATCCATAGCTTCCAAATAAGCTTCTACAATAACTTTTGCTAATTCAGTTTCGAATGCATTTACAGTCAATACTGTTTGCAGTAAGGTACGAGCTAAACGAATTTCACCAATCAAATATCCAAATTGTACAAATTCTGTAACAGAACCGGCTTTTTGACGATCAGATACTGTTGTTTCAGTGATACGTTTAAATGTAGCCTTGAATGAACCGATAGGATATTTAACACCACCACGGAAATTGGTATGTAATACTGCATTGTATAAGTAACCACGTGATTTACTTAATTCAGTCATTACTTTCTGAACAATTGTTTCAGGAATTAAAATACCTAGATCAGCTGCTACGCCTGCTTCTGCACTACGTTGTCTTAAGATTTCTGACTGTTTTCCTTTTTGAACGAATTCCATGAACGCACTACGATACTCCATATCGTCTTCCATTCCTTTTTTACGTCCTGATAATCCTTTTGGCATTGTTGGTTTTCCTTTACTATGAGCTTGTTCCTGTTGTGTAACAAAAGTTTCTTCTTCATCTTCAATAGATTTTGCCATAGTATCTAAGAACGCTTGACGTTGTGCAGCCTGACCTTGTAACTCTTTGTCACGCTTTTGTAAGATATCAAATTCCGCCTGTAACATTTCCAAGTTTGTATTAGGATCGTTTTTGTTGACCTCATCTTGAATTTCTTTAAATCTTTTTTGAATCTGTTCGTGATTCATTGCATTGAATGCTGCTAGTTGTTGCTCTGTAAACATTAATTAATAGCCTCCTTAATCTGCAACAACAAACTCAGTCTTTCTCGTTTCTTTTCATTTTCTTTTTTAGCCCGTTCTTCATCCATTAAATCCTTTGCTCTTGCTTCAATGGATGTTTGATCATTTGCAGGAATCGACACTGCTGAAACATCATAAATTTTTGATACTTTACGTGTTGTCCACGTTTTTGTATCTCTATCATATGATTCCTCATCCACCATGTATCGCCATGACATCTGATTAACCATTCCTGCCTGAATACTGTCGTACAAACGTTTTGCAGCTTCTGTTCTTCCTAAATCTGCTGCAACAAACAATCCATGTTCATCTACTTCAACAATGAGTGAACCATTGCTTGTACGTGCATATACCATTCCTCCATGATCAAATTGGAAGATGATATCACTCATATCAGCGTTATCCAAACTTGAACGCTCAATCAACTCATATACATCATTACCTTCGTAATCTCGATAAAGCACATAAGGCTTGAATGTAGTAGCATATCCCTCAACATAGTATTGAGTATCAATCCGTTTGTTCTCCGTTACCGGATTCATCTGAAACGGAATTGAGCGCATTTGGATTTTGCTGTGGTTCGGTTTCGCCATTGTAACTAATACCTCCTTGATTTGATTTAGTTACCTGGATGTATTCACCTCGAATAAAACGTTTCTTACCTTCATCATCTGGTAAAGGCGCTTTGTTCATAATATTTAATGCCCCGTTTGTATCAATCATTCCTCTATCGAACATTTGAGTCGCAACATTCAGCTTTGTCTGTGTTGAATCATACTGTAAACGATCGCTTGTAAGAATGATTTCACTACCATTCATAATCTGATTTACGGAATATAACATTCCACTCAACACTTCCCCAACTTCAATAAAGAATGGTTCAATAATTGATTCGTAAAATGCATTCCATTCATCAGGTTTATATTTATTTTGTAAAATAGCTTCACTAATTCCAAAATAGCTGTATACACTATTTTCAATGGCTTGCTTCTGTTTGGCATCCACTAATAGTGGTTTACTTTCAATCGGTTTTACTTCATCAAAACGATTATCAATAAGAAATACACCTGTTTCATTCTTGTTCAGGTTATTTCTCAAGATTTGGTTCTGTTGTTCTTTGTAATCCTCATCATCATCAATTGGTGTTGAAATTTTAGCTAAGAATCGAACAATTGAACTCGACTTGATCGCATTGATTGCTCCTTCTTCCTGAGCAAGCATCAATTTAGCTGTTGTATCAAATGCATCATTAACATCACCAAAGTAATCATCTTTATACTGCATTTGTCTTAGATGTCCTACCTTGCTGTATTCAATCAATTTTGTTTCGCCATAGATGAAATTAAAATAAATATAAACTACACCATTGATTTCTTTTAACTGACACTGACTTGGAACAGCAGGCCATAATCCTTTTATCATTCCATATTCATCTTCAATTGGAATAATGAAAGCATTGTTTTCTGCAAAATATATAGTTGCCAGCCTTTTATAAAATTGACTAGCTGTCATATAAGGATTTGGCTTTTTCTTAACCAAATAGTTATATATCTTGCATTTGTAGTCTTTGTTTGTCAGTTCAGGTGAAGCCTTTCCACATGATGTAGCAATTCGATTGATACATGCTCTGCATAGTCCAATCTCATATATTCCACCATCATATGATGAATACACTGGTGAATATCCACCTAAGCTTGCAAACATTGAATGTAATTGATTTTGTTTAGGTGCTGGCTTATTTAGTCCTAATAGACTACCTAGCAAACCAAATCTTTTTCTTATGCTTTTAGCCACTAATTCACCTTCCTTTTCTTGTTTTCAAGGCGGTATTTAAATGTATCCCACCATTTTTGTCTTACTGTATATGCATCAATAACAGATGCATATCCATCAATATGTTTTCTTGAATCAGTTTTAATCATGCGGACACGATTGTCCTCCGCAACTTTCTTTAATGCCACACTAGACATATGTGCTTGTAAAAGCCCATTCGTTCCTGTATGAACAAATCCATCTCTTACATATCCTGTAAATTCATTAATAACCGGTGTAAGGTTAGTTCCCTGGATGACATCATCCATCTTGTATCCGTATTTCTTCATATCATCCACAAGATACTGTGCCGAATAACGGTCATATCCAACGACAACACAATAAATCTTGTATTTCTTACGCAACATTTCAAACCACTGCGTTACATCTTCATACCGTACAAAGTTTTCCCCACTTGGACTTAAATATCCCAATTGAATAAATCTTGTATATGGTATTTTGTCTCTTTCTTCTAGCTCCTTGATTTTTAATGTTGGAAGCCAAAAATGAGTAAATATGTAGTCCTGTTCTTGAATTCGTATAACTACAGATGCGGCTGTTAAATCGGTTGTTTGTGACAAGTCAATTCCACCAACTGCATATGTATGTGCAAAATCTTCAAATCTAAGTTCTTCACCTTTAACTTTGTTAATATCTTCTGCACTAAATAATGCTTCTGTTGAATTCTGTTTGATATTCGCATATTTTGTTATGAATTCAGCCTTATATGTAGGTGAGCTATGGGCCTTTAAAATTTCATTCTGCAAATACTCATAAGAAACCGATATTCCAAGGTTTGGCATTGCCTTCCTCAATTCAATAGGATCATCCCATTTTTGAATATCATCAATCATGTAAAAGAAAGGCAACATTTGTTTTTCATCAGACGTACCAAGTAAAACAGATGTTCCACGAACAAATAATTCGTCATACAATCCTTCATCAATATAGTTTGCGGTACTTACAGGAATATAAAGTGGATCAGGTCTTGCACCACCTGCCGACAACATAACGTTGTACATTTTCATACCCGCTTCACCTTCCCAGGCTGCAAACTCATCAAAGATTGTCAAATATGGGTTGAATCCGTCTGATTTCTTAGATGCAAAGGCAATTGGCTCCCATCTACAGTTGTTCTGTTTCATGTAGATATCTGTTCTACGTTTTTTTACTCTTTGGCTCAACGCTTTAGAGTGTTCCATCATTTGATACAGAACGTTGTAAATGATCTGCGCTTGTTTTAACTTTGGCGCTATATTGTATATCTGCATACCTGCTTCATCAGATGTAAATCCAACATCAAGTTCAATACCTGCACAAAGAAATGATTTTCCTTGTTTTCGGCCCATGACTGTAGGGATTTCACGGAACTGCCTTTTCCCATTCTTATCAACAAGTCCGAATATGCACGCAATATAGTATTTTTGCCAAGGTTCAAGCTTTACTTTTGTTGTTTTTCCTTCTACGTGGTGACAAAACGTTTCAATAAACGCTATATGCATTTCCGCTTTCTTCTCATCATAGAAGAAATCTCCATTTGCTAAACCTCTTTCAACATATTGAAGATTAAGCTTTATCCACTTACCGACTACATCTTCACCCGATTTAATACGTTCTTTATAAATGTCTAGATATTTCATTTAAATCTGCTCATGAACTCATCCAATTCATCACCTTTTTTTCCGGATACTTCTGTTGTTTTTGAAAGTGAAGTAGGTGACAAGCCAAGTTCTTTGCAATATTTCATAATTTGATCACGTAATTGAACGGTAATAATGTAATATGGTGAGCGTGATAAATTCGTTGCACCAGCCTTGTTTGTGTATTCAACAACCATCTGCAATGTTTTGAAACCATTTGCTTTACTTGAATCTCTCCATTGTTTCATTGTTGAATCATATTGAGCTAGAGCATCTGCGAGTGAATCAATCGCAACCGAATATTCAGGGGAATATGTACCTAAATTTTCTAGTTGAGAATTTATTCTTTTTTTCCATGCTCCTTTTTGCATTCTTCCTCCCTTCCACATCCTATAAGCATTCCATTTTCATCAAATTCAAAAGATGGTTTGCGTTTGGAATGTTCTTCTGCATGGCATAAGTCACACAACGCTTCCAAATTAGAATCACCAAATAGAATGTGTATATCTCTATAGTTGTCCTGGTCAATGTGTACTTTGTGGTGCACACAAGTAGACCTTGTATAGATTCCTTTTTTTAAACACCTTTCACAAAGCGGATGCGCCTTTCTATACGCTTTACTTTTCTTTTCCCAAGCCTTGCTTGAGTAGAATTTTCTAGCATAATTTCTAGCGCCCGTTTTCGTTGCTTCTGAACCATAATATTTTTTCATATCGCTACATTCAAAGTTTTAGTTAACAGATTTAAAGGACGACAATATGAACAGTAAACCCTTTGAATGCAGTGATATGAAAAAGACCCGTGTTTCCACAGGTCTTTTTCAAACGGGCACAATATGAAACAATCCAAGAACTACCTTGTTTGTGTTCTAGAAGATGTTTTCCAATCTTCACAACTACAGAATATCACGGTTTTTCTTTGTACACTGTACAAAATGAAGAAATTCAGATTTTACCCCCTCTCGTGCGCGCATGACCGAGTTTTTTTAAACTCCCCACGCCGTTCCCCAAAACGCAAAAAACTTTTGAAAGATAGGGGGGTATCTGCTGATCTTATCCCAGCCCTGGGCGCTTTCAGGGTTAAAAATCAAACCTATGCAGCTACCACCACACCGCACCGTTCAAGGCTTCAATCATATGACATTCATATATTTATTGACATGTTGAAACATCTTTCAACATGTATTGTTGTAAGCGTTCTTTCATACCATGGACATGACTACATTAATAGAACACGCGCGCACGTTCTTATATATGCAATAAGTATTGCATCACTCCAATTTGGATTATATGCGCCCGTTCCATATGTTTAAGCGTGTCACTTGTCTTCCTGGAGCTGAAGCAAACCACACAAAAAAAAGGACGCTCACCACGTCCATACATGTATATATTACTAGTCTGTTAACTATATGTTATAAGACTAGAACCGAACACGCTTAAAAGCCTTTTAAATAGGCGCTTGCGTGCACGTTTCAAAAACAAAAAGCTTTTTGAAAAAATGAGCAAAAAAAAAAGACGGTTTATATTTTCGTGCCGTCTTCAAATTCAAAATAGCATTTGTATTTTGCGCCTATCGCTTGCGCTATTTTTTCTAGCTCTTCATCCGTGAATTTTTCGCGTTTGATTCTAGTACTTATATTTTGCTTTGTACATCCAAACGTATCCGCTATATCTTGTTGGTTTTTATGAGCATAAGCAAGCGCGGCTATAATTTGATTTTCTTTCATATAATATACGCCTCCCGTTCTATATTCATTTTATAATATCAAACGTTTTTTTGCAATAATCAAACATTTATTTTATTTTTTGCTTGACATTGTAAAACGTTTGTTTTATTATGTAAATGTCTTAAGAGACAAGCCACACGAAAGGAGGTGCAAACGTGGCAAAGTATAAACGTAGCAAACCGATGAAACGTCGCGATAGAAAAAAGCGCGAAAAAAAAGAGCGCATGATTTCGTACCTATCCAAAACGTTCGAAATTATATACACGCTCTTAATCGGTGAAGCCCTCAAGCTTCTTGCTAAATATCTAAGTGACTTATTTTAGTCACTTAGGTACTTATATTATACCACGTTTTAAAATATGGAACTACTAAAAATAGCGTTATTACTATCGTTAGCATTCAATGCATATCTTTTAAAAAAAATGATTGAAAAGTAAGGAGGTAAAGATTATGTGTGAAATGAAAGCTTATATTACAAATTTAGGTAAATACAATGAGGGTTGTCTAGTTGGTAAATGGATTGATCTCCCTATCGATGAGGATGATTTTACAAGCGAACTTGAAAGCATTGGAGTGAAAGAAAATACAATGTATGAGGAATGGTTCATAACTGATTATGATTGTTCATTATTTGATATGTATGATGCATTTGGTGAATATCCAAACATCGACGATATTAATGAAGTGGCTGAAGCATTAGAAGACCATGAAAGTGAATTCACTGCATTAATGGAAGTATGCAGCTATACGGATGCATTAGGATACTTAGAAAGTGAAAACTATACTTTTTACGAAAACATGACATTGGAAGATTTGGCTTATGAAATTGTAGAAGAATGTTATGAACTCCCAGAAATTGCGCAAAGATATTTTGACTATAAAGCTTTTGCGCGTGATCTTGAATTTGATGGATACACTGAAACTTCACGCGGAGTTATTTGTTTATGTTAACTCGCAAAGATCTTGACAATATGAGCGCCGTCCAGGTGCTCATACTTGCGGCCGTGCAAGTGTTTAAATATATTTCATATTCAATCACTTTATATATTATTATTTTCATCATTTTATGTATTCCTTATATGGTTTAGGAGGTTAAACAATGGAACTTTTAGAAGTTAAACTTTTACATAAATATGCAAGAATAAAATCATATATGAATGATCTTATTTCTGGTAATTATGTTATATATGATTTTCTTTATGAATGTTTAGCGGATCATATTGAATCATTTATTTATGATCTATCTTGTATAGAAAATGAAAAAGTTATATTTGCTTATTATAATCAGCTTTTAAGCGATTCTAAAAAAGTAAGTCATGAACTTTATACGCTTGTTTTTACTATTTTTGAAGATAATGATTGGAGGCTTTTAAGATGAAAGACAATGAATATATTGAATTTACATATAAAAAGCTAGATCAACTAAATGGATCTAGCTGCAAACCTTACACAATAACCAAACATTTAAACGGTTTATACGATCTTAATTATGGTTTAGATACAATTGTATGGATGCTAAAACCGCGCGAGCTTTGGTTGCTTGTAAATACTTTATACGCATTGGATATTTTAGGAGGTCTTAAAAATGACAACGTGGAAGAAAGAAAGAAAACATTTTAATTATTATGTTACAAACGAAAGGAAACAACCGCACATTTATGTTGAAGCGTTAGGAACTCCCAGCGCTTCAACCAAAAAAATTTTAAAAGATCATGGTTTTAAATTTGATCATGATAAATGTATGTTTTCAGCAGTTCAAACGAATGACTTGCGTCTTTTTGTAGCTCATGATCTTGACAAGCTTTTTAACTATGATATTCAGTTATTTTATAATACAGAAGCAAAAAAAGAGTTATGTATACCAGATGTTCAAGAAATAAAAGATATCTGTTATTATTTCAAAATTTATAAATGCTATGTTGATATTTTAAATAAGGATCTTTTTAAGATTTGTAAACCAGGTTCAAAATCTTTGCTTTTTACTTATAACACAACTTATAAAACTATAGACTTGTTTAGTAGAAACAAGATCCAAGAAAGTTATATATACAATAATGGAAAAATTGAAAGAATAAGCATTGAAAAAGCTGCACCAAAAAAGAAGAAGAAAGCAGCACAAATTAATAATATGATCGATGATTTTGAATTTCCATTTTAGGTTAGGAGGTAAAACATATGGGATATATAGGAAATAAAATGAGCGTGCGCGCTTATGAAGCATATGAAAGTGGTGAAAAGCCACTTTCTAAATGGTCTAAAAATGATATTATTGAATGCGTTTTAAATGTTAGAAATGATTTTAACGAAAAAGAATTGAATAGTTATAATAAAGAAGTTTTAAAAGTTTTTCTAATCTGTAGTTCATGGCATCATACGGGATCATATTTCAATGAAACTAATTTCTATAGTTTGGATCATGATTTTATAGAACTTTCAAAAAGCGAAATAATCCTGGTACTAGAAAAGAAGAAAAAAGATCTTGAAAAAGAGAAAGAAGAAAAAAAGAGTTTAAAACTCCAAAAATGTTTATTTAAATATATTGAATGGGCCGGCACGCGTAAGCATCCAAAAGCAATAGAAAAAGAATCATACGGCATCATAAAAGGATTGTGGATATACTACAAAGACGGAAAAAAGTCATTAAATGGTAAATATATTCATGTGGTTGAAGTGTTTGAACGTGCACCGCGCGGAACTGCTGCACTATTCAAACAAATTGAAAAGGACTTGTAAAAAAGTCCTTTTTTTATACTTTCATTTTTTTGATCTGCTTCTGGATCAGCTGCTTTTTAACCGGATTCGATGCGAAAAAGTTCATAAAAAGTTTTGTTTTAAACTCATATTCTTTTTTGTCAATTTCTTTTATATCCAAAACTCTTTTAAATATCACTATCGCTATAAAGTTTGCAAACAAGTTTGCATCTTTTTCTATTTCCTGATTCTCATAGTGTTTGCATCTTGAATCCTTATAACTTTCAAGTTCCTTTTTCCATATAGGAATACTTCTTTCATCTATAGAAAACACTTTTTGATTCTTCTTATATACACATGCATATTGGTATAAATGTCTTATTTCATGTGCAAGATATATATAAACTAAACTACTATCTATGGATGTATTCAGGTTTACACAAATCACATTTTCTTTTGGGTATGATGTGCATATGCTTGTATCTTTTACTTGAAAAAGTTCTTTATTGACTGGTTTATGTTTAAGATCATAAACCTTATCATTTACTTTAAAGTAAACTTTTGGAATCTTTATATTTAATAGTGTGCATAGAAAACTTACATAATCATTCATGCATTCATTATATCCGAAAAACTTTCTTTTGAAAAACTTATTTATCCAGGATTAGAAAAACTTTTTCAATTTAAGAAGTTCCTTATTTGTTTAGGGTCTAGAATATTAAACACTTTCATTAAGTTTGATCTTGAATTAATATAAAAATATTTTGAATCCTTTTTGAAACCATTTCCAATTTCTTTATTCAATAACTTTACAACCAAACTACCAAACTTTTCTTTATTGACTTCGAAATACCATGATTCTTTAGAACCATCTGTTTCTAAAGAAATAATTTCTGCATCATCCGAACACACAACAACTATTGTTATATCTTTATATCTTATATAAATATCAGTAAATAAAAACATATAATCAAGCATTCAAACACCCCCAGAAACTTATTTATCCAGGATTAGAAAAACTTTTTCAAGTTGTTCTTGAGACGTTAGGAAAAACTTTTGAGATCCTTTTTCATGCTTGCATAGAATCGAACCATCAAAAAACTTTTCCAGCAGCTGAGAAAACTTTTTTTTCTTTACATAATAAACATAGTTCGCAGATACATCTTCATCATCATGTGCATTATATTCGAAAACTTTTTCAACCATTTTAGAACAAATAACACAAATTAGTACATTATCATATCTCACTAAAACTTCTTTATAAGAAAACTTATTTTCATCCATTTCATCACTCCTAAAAACTTTCTACATATCATTCAATATTCTAATAAACTTTTTATATTCTTCATCTGAATTTAGATAAAACTTATTGCATCCATTCATTACGTCTTCATAGTTTAAGCAATCAATTTCATTATCTAAAAACTTTCTATATAAACTTTTGAATTGCGATTCACAAATATAATGCTCAATAACGAATATACCGTTGCGTTCATAATGACACCTTTCAAACTTTTCATTTTCATATGACATATAAACACATTCAACACGATCTCCGTATTGTACAAATAAACTTTGTGTATTATTGATCATAAACAGCTTATTAAGCTCATCACCTATATTTATATGTTTTTCTGTTAAAAACTTTGGTAATTTGTATTTCATTTTCTTTACTCCTTAAACTTTTCTAATAAACTTATTTCTGTATAATTATCGTGGAGGATAACAAAATGACAGAAAATGAAAAAAGTAATGATGGTGTTCAATCTAGAACTAAAGGCACAGTCAAGAAAGAAATACCATCAGAAGGCGGAAAATAACCTCCATAGTCACTATCGTTGTTCGATGGTGACTATTTTCATTTCATCATTAATAAAAACTTTTGCTCCTGGCAATGCACAAGCTTCTGAAAAACTTTTCTCAGATACACTTTTTCTTGGTGCTATAGTAAATTCACCAGTTCTTTCTGAATGCATTTCAATATATCCACACGCAATAAAACTTCCTTCTCTAGTATAGAAATATCCAATTGTCATGTTATCACTTTCAAAAACATCTTCCTGAATAGTTCCAAAAGTCATTTCAGACAATCCTTTGCATTTTCTAATCAAATTAACTAATGCTCTAAAAAGCTTAATAACATAAGCATGTACGGTAAACGAACTTATTAATGTTAATAAAAATGTAATTAAAACACTTTTATAAATATTCCATTTCAAATAATCACTAAAGAAGAAGCAAACAAGAATGTTAAACAAGGATAAGATCATCAAATACAATCTTTCTTTATCTGCTCGGTCTTGTTCTTCAATCACATTTGTGCATGTTAAAACGTAATAATTTAAATATCCACATCCACCAGCTGCAACAAACGCTAGTAAAACATCTTTTATGAAATCTTCCACAATATCACTCCTATTTATCTGCAATCGTTTCTACAAAACAATTATAATAAATATATCTTTTTCCATCATAATCAAATTTTACAGCTCCACTTGTCAATGATTTAATATCAATTCTACCTTCATAGCTTGCTAAAACTTTTCCATCTGCTGTATACACATTGATTATTCTATTCAATCCACCATTCAAATCTGATTTTACATCAGTACCAAAACGATCCATAGATGCACATCCAAATAAGGAAACGCCAATCATTCCAACCATTAATAATTTGTATATTTTATTCATTTCATTCCTTCTTTCTATGTCCGATAACTATATATTATCGGACTAACTACAAACCTTTTAAAAGCCTAGTAAATAGGCTACTTTATAACACTTTTCTAAAATAAAAACTTTATGAATTTTTGAGCCATGCTATAATGTGTTTATTTATTTGTATCTTCTACGTTAATCAAGCCATGTTCAATCGTTTCTTTAGCAGGAAAGAATGTTATTTTATATCCATACGGATTTTCTTTTACCGAATCGGTCTGAATACTTGTATATGTAACATCTTTTGATAAATGTGCATAGAACAATTTATATTTATCTTTTCCAGTTTTAATCGTTACATTCAAATCTCCATCACTATCTGTTTCAATAGATATTTTTCCTTCAACAGAAAACAACGGTTCATTTGTTCTAGTATTTAATGCCACAACCTTTCTCGATATTTTAAAGTTGTTTGCATCCACTCTTAAATTATGATTAGCTGTATCTGATTCTTGGCATCCCGCCAAGCCTAGACACATTGTCATTCCTAAAATTGCACATAATATTTTTTTCATTTGTTCAAATCTCCCATAATGAGCTTTTTAAGCTCTTTTTTCATCGCGTAATACATTTTCATTCTGCTACAGAACTTTTCGCCTGAAAGCTTTTCAAATGATTCTCCGTTGACATAATGACGTTTCATATATAAACGAATATCATCATCTGGAATAAGATCAATAATTGTTTCAATTTCTCTCATCTTTCCTAAGATAAGATTCTTATCATCTTCAAGCACTTTTTCTTTTGAAATAAACTTTACAAGAACATCATTTGTGATATCCTTATTTTTCTTTGAATCCAGTCTCTGCTCAAATGATGGAGATTTTGGATCTGAAAATTCTTTTTTTCGAACCTCCAAATCCTTTAAAATTCCATCCAACGATTTAAACTTTCTTTCATAAATTTTGAACATTTCAAGCTTTTTAATTAATGCATCCACTTGAACATCTACATATTCTTCATAATCCGTTTTACTCATCTTCTCTCCTATGCAATCTCTTCAATTTCCTCAATGCTGCATGATGGATGTTTCATATAGAACTTATACATTGCCATACTTTTTGACTCTTCATGAATTTCCATCACACAAATATTATTGTCTTTGATATATTTAATTCTGTATTTTTTTAGCATCTTATATTCTAACCTTTCCAATCGCTTAATTATTTTGTTTCATCAAAATCATCATACAAATATTCTTTATTCACCTTATTTTTTAAATCCATAATTTCCATTTTTTGTGCTGCAATCATATTTTCTAAACTTGTAATCTGTGATACCATTGCACAACTACATACAATCAATCCGCATATAGCACCTAACATCAATCCTATTGTAAACCACATATTAGAAACCACTCTCCAACGGATTACCTGATGGTGCGTTCAATCCATATAATATTGCATATAGAATAACTGCATATACAACATAAAGTACTGTACAAGGAATAATAAGATCCAGGTTCTTAATAATTGATTTTTTAATTTTATTCATCATCATTTAAATATTTAAACTCTTTCATTAACTCATGCTTTGTTTTTTCAAACTCTGATTCGATTTGTTTCTGTACATCAATCTTAGTTTGTTTAAACCATTTCTTTTTGAACTTAGTAACTGCTTCACGATAACGTTTTTCATCACAGTCACATGATTGCCACCATTCTAAATCATGTAGAACTGTAACTAAATCTTTCATCATTTCATTTAATTGAGAATCGAACATTCTGTTAACACATTCTTCTTCAACTCTGCAATACACATAGCTGTAACTTCCACCACTCATTAGTTAATCTCCTTTTCAATCTACAATCTTTCTACCACAATTTGGACAATATTTTGGTCTGTAACCATAAAAGAATTCTACTCTATTATCTTCGTCGCTTTTAACTCCTGTTTGGTGTACTGATATGAATCCACAATTAGAACATTTAAATACATCCCTTGAATCATATTCTAATTCGTTGGTGCAAGTTTCTTCTTCTAACCATACGAGTTCTATGCATTGTTGGATGATCGCCATTAATTCATTTACCGATATGGCTTCTGTTGTTAATTTATTTCCTAGTACATCTTTAACTGCAATACGTCTAGATACTTTATCAAACGCAATATCTCGTGATGCAGTAGTATTTACGCATCCATACATTATAAGTGTGTTTGGTGTTATTTTTTTTGTGAATCCTAATTTTATAAACATTTCTTCAGCATTCATATCCTTCTCCTAATTTACTTATAGCCAAAAACTCAACATTTTGTTGACCTTCATACCAATCATTTAACCAACTTATAGTATCCTCGCAACAATTCCACGCTGCACATTCCGTCGAATACGTCCATTCTTCTTCAAAGTCATATTTGTATCTCAAATAAACTATAAAGCTATCATCATCATTTTTCGCTATGTAATCATTTAATTCTTCTTCTGTGATTCCCTTTTTCAATCGAACAAATTCAATTGAAGGTATTTTAATCTCATTCATTTTCTTCCTACTCCTTATACCAACCTAATTCTTTGCATTGTTGAATAATTGCCTGCAACTCATTTAAACTAATAGTATGAAAGATTTTACTGACTATGATATTTTTATCATTCAAATCAAATACAATTGAATCGACCCTGAAACATCTAGTGTATCTGTAAGTATCATTCTCTCCATCACTGGTATATTCTTTTTCAAATTCATACCCTAACGCTTCAAACATTTGTCTAGCAGTATCCATCGTTAATCACCCTTTTCTTTTCAAGTCTATAAATAGACTAATCATTCTATATATCCCCCTAGGCGTAAATCTATATCTTTATTTAATTCAATCTCTTCAATCCACATTTCATCAGGATTAGGCCTGTAAAACATTCTTAAATTTCTTTCTTTTGCTTCTTCCGCTTTCTCTCTGGTATCAAATATTCCGTATACATATGCTTCATAACCATCTGTTTCATAATCATTTTCTCTATATCCATGTATTCCGCTCATGTCTCCATGCAACAAATATAATTTCATTATTTGATCACCTCACAATTTAGCAATATTTCACCAATCTGCTTTTCTATATTCACATCTCTAAAATGTCCTTGTTTTTTAAGCCTCATCAACTCATCAAAACATTTAAAATACCACTCATGAATTTCTTTATTTTCGTTCAACAAATCATATTCAAACTGGGTTAGATGATATATAGCTTTTCTTTCTGAATCTAGCCAACCAAGCTCTTCCATTTGCTTGTAAATAGCCTTCATTAATTTTCCGTCAATGTTATAAACATAATTTGCCAATTCAGTTACACGAACCATTCCATACAGGAATCTCACATATAACACATCTCTACCATCGCATATTGATTTTTCGTAAAGGAGCGTTTCACCTTCTCGATAAACTCCGTCACACTTTCTGAAACCCAGCTCAGTGAACATCTGTTCTGCGTTCATTTTACATTCTTTATCTTTATACTGTTTCAATTCCTCCAGCCACGTCGCAAGTTGCTTAAAGATTTCTCTACATTCTTTACATACAGATTGATTTTCAGATAATTCTTTTGTGCGAACAATTGCTTTATCTAATTTCATTTTCTTTCTCCTGTCTTTGCATATTCTAACGATTCAATAAACGTTTCAAACAATACATTTTCTTTCATATATTGTTCTATTGTTTCTGCATTTCTTTTAATGTACTCACAATTTCCTCCAGTTAATTTCACAATTAAAAGTCCTTTGCGATCATTTATAATTCGGTTATTTGCAGCAATGTATTTTTCATACGTTTTAATCAACTTGTCAATTCTTTCTTCAATCATTTTGCTTCTTTCTCCTTTTCAAAATAGAACACAACATTCTTTTTATGCTCTTCAATTAATCCATATTTCAATGCCAAACGATAAATGAATGGCTTTCGCAATCTCTCATGCAATGTTTCTAGGTTCTTTCTGAACTCATCTAATGTAAATGTGCTTTTATAGAAATTGCACATCCTACAGCTTGGAAGAAGATTATCTATATCGTTTGTCCCATTGTAATAAAACACTGATTTAACATGGTCTACCTGCATATCCTTGTAATCTAGCTTGCAACCACAATATGCACAATGTCCGTTGTATTTTTCATACACTTGTTTACGGATATTTTTAGGAATTGGTTTTCTTGTCATAATTTAAAAATCATCCTCTTCGTTTGAATCATCATTAATAATTGCGTTGTATAACCATTCAATACGTTCTTTGTATTCCTCTTTTGTGATTTCTGACAAAGGCTTTTTGAATGATGTAGGTAGCAATTTGAATCCGAATTCTTTTTCAAATTCTTCTAAATCTTTTTCATTCATTGTCTTTCTCACTTTCTTTTGAACCTAAATACTTTTCTATATGATCTTCTAAATAGGCAACTTCATCTACAAATTCATAAAATTTACAGTTATTATGTGGAAACTGTTTAGTTGGATGATTTATTGGACATTTACCACATCCGCTTTTACATAAATACTTTTTAAGAAACTCTTCGATGTAGTCCAAGCAATCATCGAATACTTCTATATCATCAAATACTTCTTTGTCCATCTTTACTGTCAATTTCCTCATGTTTGCTCTTTGCTCTTTTCTTAATTCTTTTGCTATTTTTTCTAAATCTTTTTCTGTCATACTTCAACATCCTCATCTTGTGGCATTTGAAAAACATTAGTGCATTCACTTGATATAGCCTGTTGTTCACTTATTCCTTTAGTTACACTATAAAATCTTTCACTACCAATATATTTTTGAATTTTATCTAAAACTTCCAAAGCCTTTTCTTTAGTTGAATAATAACCTAAACTTTGTTCGTATCTATCGTAGTGCCCGTGAATTGAGTAATAAACATCACCATCAATATCACATTTACAAATTCTAATCGAATTAACATTTGCTAATATATACTTGTTCTGCGTTCTAATCCACATAACTAGTACCCACTTTCTAATCTTTGATAGTTGATTTTATTCTTTCCGCAATAAGCTTCATAAACCTGTTCGATCGTGAAGCCCAGGTATTCTGTAATAACGACAAGTATAATCAACTTTTCAAGCCATGAATCAATTAATTCACTAAACAAATTAGTTAATGCATTTTTGTTAAAATGTGTTTTTGACAAATAATATTTATATCCTCTATCAAATTCATATGTTCCTGTATCAAACATACTTTCTCCATCATCGAAATTATTTGTATACGACAACACAAAATGCCAAACATCAACTAATTCACCTAAAACCTTTTCTTTATCAACAGGTGCTTGAGTCTTTTTCCACCAACACCATTCACCTTTTAATTCATGAGTTAACTCTCCAATTTCATCTAAAATTGCTAAGTTCAACTTTTCTTCATCAAGCTCTTTTAATCCGTATTCTTCCATAATAGCTTTATCTAATTTTGTTTGCATTTGAAGCATTTCTTTTATTAAATCAACTGGTTTTTCAGCAGGATGGACTCCTTTTTTGCATGAAGTTAAATAAAATTTTCTAAAATCATCAATGTCTTTATGTTTAGAAAAATAACTGCCTTTTTCTCTTATCATAATGATATATTCTAAATCGCTTAAATGATGATTATTGTATGATGGTATAGGATTCGATTTAGCCATAACCAAAATATCATAATTAAATTTATTTTTAATCGCCCATTGAATATATGGAACTACTAATGTTTTATTGCAAAAGAAGTATCCATAAAACTTTTTCATTTTAGGTTTTAAAATATCCAAGAACTCAGCAGGGTTAAACTCACAGCAACCAATATTTCTTAAAGAATCTAAATACATTCTTTGTTTTGATTTGTTTTTTGCATAAAATCCACCACCTTGATTTTCAAATTTATATGGTGGATCAGTAACGACTAAATCAATACTTTTATTTGGTAAATCCATAACCCCCCCCATCAGAGCAAAGGCAGTCAGTGTTATAAATAATATTTGTTTGCATTTTGTTTTTCCTTTCCAACATATCTTCAATCATTTATGTACTTGTCATGTTTTTTAATCTCTCTTTCTAAATACCATTTTGCTTTTTTTAAATCTTGTAATTCAGTGCCTTTAAATGGCGCACGTGATACGTATTTAATCACGTTGCCTAAATTAAAATTAAGATCATGTGATTCAATGTAATCAATAGGCTCAATACCATGAGCACTGTAATGTTGAGGATGATTTACCATGTCAACTTCATCTTTTGAGATTTCTTTAAACCCATAATCTTCATTAGCGAAATCTTTATTACATTCTTTGCACGATATTGTGCAATTTGACGATTTGTCTTTACGCACGTAACAATCATTTGCTTTTAAATATGCCATAGTATCTTGTTTATACCTACCTTTGCAGCTCACACAAGGTTCTTCAAACTCTGATAAATATTCATATACACATTCATTACATCCATCATGTTCAATTACTTCTTTTGGCTCGAAAAAGTCTATTTTCCCAAAAAAAGATAAACTTCCTCGTTCAGCAATCTGTCTGCAATATCTACAAGGCGCTTCACATCTGGACAAGAGTCCATATTTACAATCAATGCATTTACTCATTGTTCTTCCTCCATTCTTTTGCATTTATTCTGCGTATCTCACGCCTAATAAATTTGTGCTTACTCCTTCTAACATTTTGTGAATGTAGCTTCTATCATAGTGCGTTTCTTCTGCACATTCTTTTATAGATGAATAGACTTTATCGCCTATACAAACCTTCTTTTCATTCTGTGCAAAGCTCCAGCTCTTAACTACCTTCAGATTTCTTACATCCCTTTTGCCCTCAAGAACAACTCTCTCATTGTCTTTTAATTTGCCATAGAATGCTTCATAACAAGTTCTATAGATGTATCTTGTTTTGTAATTAATCTGAACACTAGGTGCAGAGTGTGTGGGATTCCTAGACTTTAAAACCTTCTTATTTCTGTTTTTAAATACACTTACAATATGCAAATCATTTGTAGCGTAATACTTTGTTCCTCTTTCAGTTTCTTCAATCAATCTGTATTCGATTTCAAACTTATCTCCATCAAATGAATTTGATTCATCTTCTATAAGGACACAACCTTTGTATTCTTTACCTTGCATTACAAACCTTTTAAACTGGCAAAATGTTAATCCTAACTCACGCATTACATCTGTATCTGTTGTGAACCCCATGCATTCATTTGTATATGGTTCTAACATCATGTAATCCATTAGTCTATTTCCTCCAATTCCAATTCTTCACATATTTTTACGATTATAAATCCATTCCTTGAACGCTTTATTTTTCCTTTTTTCTGTTTGGAACACATGGATCTAAATGTATTGATTGTGGTTTCTAAAAACAATGCACATTCATAATCTGTTCCAATACAAACAGGAAGATCATCCTTGTATATTCCATATATTTTTCGTGCCATCAGTTCAACCTATAATTTTTTCCAGGCTCTTTCTCAATTTCAAAGAAGAAACCATTGCACTTTTCAACAATTCGTCCAACTACCGCTTCATTTATATCAATCATTTCCTGGCTTGTTCTTTCGCAGGATATGATTGTCTGCATGTTATTGTTATAGCGATAATCAATCAAATCAAAAATTGCTTTATCATCCAACTTATTGGCACTAGATTTGAATAAATCATCTAGATACAAGATTTGAGCGTGTTTAGCACGTTCTAGAAGTGAATAATCAAAGTTGCTAATAGAATTACTCAACTCAATGTATCTGACGTACAGAACACGTTTATTTTGTTCTAACAACCAATTACTGATTCCAGAACATAGATGTGTTTTCCCACATCCACTCTGTCCTAAAAACATCAACCAATTGCAAGGCATATGTTCTGCAAAATTGTTTTTACAATCGGAAATGTAATTCACTGCCATTTTTTTGATTGCTTCCTGCCAAGGATCAGATGCAACGAAATCATTGATTCGTTTATTCAACAAATCTTTTAAACCACTGTTCTTTTTGTTCTTCTCAATCCATTCACTGCGATAGCTTGATAATTTTTCACAATCATTTCTTTTTGAACAGAACACCTTTGTTGCAGCTACCAAGTATTTCCCGTCATAATAAGCTGGCTTTTCCCAAATACCACATGCACCGGCTGCCATGCATTTATCACAATTGCTTTGGCAATGTTTGCTTTTAAGATATTTCTCATTATTCGCATCATTTTGTTTTTGGATTATTTCACTAACTGACTGCATTACATCTTCACTCCTTTCGTAATTACAAAATTATTTGTTTTTTGTTTAGGTGCTACACTGTTCAGATAAATTTCAAACTTAGAACCAAACAATGTATCTGGCCTTAGATACTTGTTCATTTTTGTATCGTTTAACCAATCATAAGCTTTAACATCAATCACAAGCTTAAAGTCTTCTAATCTGAATCCCTCATTCCATCTAGCCCGAATCTTTTCTCTAGCAATGCGATTAGTATGTTTGTAACGCTTTGAACATTTAGAATTCAAGTAGTCAATAATTTCAACATAAGGGATTGTTTCTGATGCTGATAAATCAGTGTCGTCGGAACTTTCTTTTATATTTCTTTTATTAACTGTGTTACTAACTGTTAATATAACTGTCTTAGATTGGTCATTTTTGACCATTGTACATTGGTCATTTTTGACTATTCTACAATTGCCATTTTCGACCGTTCGATTAGTCACTTTTGACCAGTCGATAGATAAAGCATTTTTTAACTTTTGTCCTACTTCTCCAAACGCATACCAAGTTGTATGATTCCATGGATTTTCGTTATAATTTCCCTTGACTAACAAGTCCAGTTCAACCATTTTATTTAAGATTCTTTTTATCTTTTGAACATTCCAATAAGGGAACATTTTATGCAATCCTTCATATGTATTGAACGTCCAATATTTCCCGTCCTGGAAGTTGTAATTATTTGCTTCGTTCTTGCTGATCCAAAAACAAAACATATCGAACATGATAGCTATTTCAACTCCATATTCATTCGCAATTTCCGCATCAAAACTATGTTTCATACTATCCTCAAAATAAAGATATTTCCTTTATTCTCTTTCTATTCCTTGTATTACTTTTAGGTAGAATTACAAGCTCATAAAGCCTTCCATCCACCTGATAAAAACGATATGCTGCACCCATGCAAGAAATGTTTTTTCTTTGTACAAGAGCAGCTGTTATTCCATATTCTTCAAACATATAAGCTGCATCAGGAACTACCTGTAGAACCTCATATGATGCATTTTGAACCTGAATAACATCACCTGTATTAACATTAGTAGCTTCTTTCATTTGTTTCTCCCGTCTTGTTAATCCACAATCTAATTGAATTCGATATCTTTTTACACGAGCAAAAGACTGAAAAGTAATACAATCACTATTTCGTAGATCCAATAACGAACTACTTTTGGAAAATCCCATACAAAATAATTAAAAACCGCTAAAATAAGGGCCATAATAATTATTACCGCCATTGTTGTTTTTACTGTCATATTACCTACTTCCTTTTCGCATAACTCAATGATTCAAGATTCTGCTTTTTCATTTTTCGTGTTGTACGAACATAAATTCGTGTAGTTTCTAAACTAGAATGTCCAAGAATATCTGCAAGTTCTGCAATCGCATTTTCACCATTCTGCATCAAATACTGAATCGCAAACAAATGTCTGAATGCATGAGGATGTACTTTACCAAGCTTAATCCCTCTGCATTTACCAGCAATCATTTTTAAGTCTCTAGACAACACACGAGCATTTACAGGACTTTTCTTATCAGAAGATGTAAATATATACCCTTCTTCAATTTTGTTATCCTTGCAGTATTTAAGGAGTTCCCTTCGCAAGTCAGAACGTAGAATGATTCCTCTACCTTTTCCTTTGTTCATAACATACACATTATCATCCGTTACTGCTTCTACAGTGAAGAACTGTAATTCGCTCAAACGAATGCCCGTATACCCAAACACCTTCATGATCTCGTATAAGTCCATACGATTGATTTCACGGGCTTTTTTCAGTAGTCTTTGAAATTCATTAGGATCTAGAATATCATCCAAAGAATCATCTTTCTGGACTCTTACGTTCTTCAATAAATTCTTTGAATAATATTTCTTTAGCTTAAGAAAATTAAAATCATCATCCGAATCAATGATTTCGCTATATTTAACAAATTTATTTATAATCACAATATAGTTGTTCACTGTACTGATTTTATAATCATGCAGCAATTTATCTTTAACACCAACTATATCTGATTTTGTAATTTCACCATCAGGCAATGAGTTAACAAACAAAGTAGCAACATGCTTGTATTTACGAATGGTATTCTTACTTTTCTCATCCGCTGTTTCTTCTTCAATAAACCCGTCAATTTTTGTTTGTAACTCATCCTTAGTCATATTATTTAACTACCTGGATGATTGTTGTAACCAAAATCTTAGTAGACAAGAACACACATACATTCAATGCAAGTAAAGCGATATTAATGAATGTACATGCAACTACATAATTCTTTGGTTTAGGCTTCAAATTAATGAGATACTTGTCATCTAACTTATTAATCTCATAATTATCGAAATCGGGAATCACCCAATTCTCTTTTTCTTTTTCTTTTGTCATTTTATTTCTCCTTATATAATAGTGATTGGAGGTGAAAAGAAATGTCTGATTTAGCAATTCAAATCCATAAATTTGTCCTAGCAAACAAACGTGGAGAAGAAAAACTATGCAGTTTAGAAGATGTCACAGATGCGTTCCCTACTCATTCTGAAGATCAAGTCAAGAAAGCACTTCACGAATTAGGTGATAACGGCTACATCCGTTCCTTTATGAACGCCGACAACTTCATTTATTACGTATTCAGTGTGATAGAATAAGTATTAGCACTCTTTTGAGTGCTTTTCTTTTTGCCTTACCCTTTCATGAATCGAATATGCTCTATCTTGATGATCTATTCTTTTCACCAAAATCCAATCCTTAGCCAAAATATCTTTTGTTGTAATTCCTGCCATGCGAACAATACATCCTTTAAAAGGAATATAAGCACCATAGCCATAAATAGCATTATCAAACGGCACTAAATAGCCATTTACAGTTGTTAGGAATGAGTTCTTACGTACCATTCCCATTTTTCTTTTCTTTGCCAACTTAGTGGCTTTAATAATATTCATTTTTTATTTCTCCTTTTAGAAACTGTGGTATAATAATCATGTGGTTAATTTATGCAGGGCTGCTGCCCTAGCACTCTTGTCCAAGAGTGCTTTTTATTTGTTCCTTCCAAATGTCATTAAGCGCACTTTTAGTCTCAGGAAAATACTCAACAAATATTGGGGTTGGAACTGCAAGAATCTTTCCAAGCATAGTGTCTCGATATGATCCTTCAAATATTTCACCCTTTTTATTTTTTTGTCTGCGTAGATTATGTAAAATCTTTCTAGCTTGTGTATCTTTTACAGGTAAAACAAGCATCACATCTCTAACAGTCACATATGCTTTCATTTTTCTTCGTTCTCCTTTCCGTTATGCTCATGTGTATAATTGATATGGAGGTATAACACATGAAATTACTAAATACTTTTAAATCACTACTCGATATCGCCAATAAAATTATTCCTAGTTTTAGAATCATACGTTTTAATTCAAAAGTAATTGATTATGAGTTACAAAATAAGACTACTTTGCTCTATATTCACCTTATAAACGATTCAAACTGTGATATAGAAATAAGAAACATTTCCATTGTCGATAACGATAAAGAATATCCTGTTCTCTTAGAACCGACCCTCATTAAAGTTGAAGGCGGTAAAGCTCAATATTCTTCTGCACTTCCTTTTCAAATGAATCCAAGGACGTCAAATTACGTTTATTTAATATTCCGTAATTATGAAGGAAGGTCTTTAGAGATTGATAATCTTCTCTCTTTGAAATTTCAAATAAATCGTAAGGAGTTAGTGATAAATCAATTCCTACCTCGTAAATCTTATTATCTGCATAATAAGCGGAGGTAATTACATTTCCTTTTTCCATAACATTCTCCATAAAATATAAAAAGCCTTGTGTAAACCTAAATAGTGGAATTTTACACAAGGCCTAAATTTGCATTTGTTTTGTACACACATAAATGGTATACTACAGATGGCCTTGTGCCATAGTGATGATGTTCTCAATGTCGCAAACACGGAAGCATCTCACGTATCATTAGGGTTCGTGTCCAGTCGCCAAACTTAAGCACGTTCCCTATAACTATTTAAAATCATCTATGAGCTTTCTGACACATTCAGAACGGCTCATTTTTTCTTTTTCACAGATCTCATCTAATTTTTTTAAAGATGATTTTGTTAATCGTATATGAATACGAATATCTTTTGGTTCTCCTATTACAGGTCTGCCCATCTTAGACTTTGCGACTTCATCCATGCCACTCCTTTCCCACGAAACACACTTTTGTGTGTCTCAATGTCGCACACTCACTATAACTTATGTGTGCCTAAATGTCAAACGGATTATGACGAAAATTCCCACTATTCAGTTTTCAAAGAACTATCGGATTCGGAATGTTTATCTGAGTCCGTTTCTGAGCCTTTTCTTTTGCTCTGAGTCAAAATACATGCAATAAAACCTCGATCATACTCGTTGATGTCATATCCCATCTTTTCGAGCGTATCCAAAGCTTCTTTAGTGACATTTTCCTCATCAGTCATTACATCCCTCCTTTTAAAATACTTTTTGTATGTTACACATACATTATAAGTATGCGTTGCATACTATGTCAACTTTAAATTATTCAAATAATTTGTTTTTTTGTATACTCGGCATACTTTTTAATGTATAATCACAGTGTAAGCAGTTAAGAGGTGAAAATCGTGGAAGAACATATAGGGTCGAGAATATATAAAATACGTAAACATTTTAATTTGAGTATGGAAAAATTCGGTAAACAAATAGGTATCTCAAAAGGTTCAATCAATAACATTGAAAAAGGAACTACCAATCCATCAAGCCAAACCATCAATTCTATATGTCGAGAATTTAACGTTGACTATGTATGGTTAACTGAAGGTATTGGAGACGATATGTTCATTTCTATACCTGATTCAAAAATAGATCAGCTAATCGAAGATTATGGATTAAAGCCAGAAGATAAATGGCTTGTGCGAGGATACCTTGAAGCACCGCCGGATATAAAGCAACAAGTTGCAGATTATTTGTGGTCAATTGTAAATAGAGAATTAGCTAAAAGAGAAAAAGAAAAGAGTAACAAGAAATAACTTGCTACTCTTTGTTTTATAAATTAAATATTTACATAGCTTATTTATGGAGGAATAGTAATGGAAAAAGTAGTTTATTATTGCCCTAATTGTGGAAAAACAGTTTCTAGATTAAAAGGAAATAAAGACAATTGTTCTAACTGCAACGGGAAAATGGTTCAAACACCGATTGATGTAGAAAAATGGAAAGAGTTGTCTGATGATGAAAAAGCAAAAATCAAGTCAGAAATATCATTTTATGGAATCCCTGAATATAGTGGAGAACCATTAAGTGCTTTAAAACATAGATATGACTTAATTCAAATTCAGAAGATTTCCGTCACTACAACAGACATAAAACGTGATTATGTTATTATTGGGCCTGTATTTTATCAAATAAATGATGCAGGATCAGGAAAAATGATTTTTCAAAAGCAAAAAGAATATCGTAGTGTAATAAATTCTTTAAAAGATCAAAATCAATTAGTGAATCAAAAAGCATCAATATCTGAAGCTTTAGGTACAATATCAAGTTTTTTTGAATTAATTAATACTGGTGATATATCTGCATCTACAAAAGATTTATTAGGAAATGGTCACACTCAATTTGATGAAGCTTTTTTTATTTCGGTAGAAGAATTAAAAAAGCGTGCATATTATATGGGTGCAGATGCTGTCATTGGCATGAAAGAAGAACTAAATTTAGATACTAATGGATTTCAACATTTTTATATGCAAATGTATGGAACAGCTGTTAAATTTAAATAAAAGCTAGGGTAAATTCCCTAGCTTTTATTTCTTCTTTGCCAACTACTTCATCAGACCAAATTTTAGCCTTCATAGCATTCAAATCTTTCCACAATTGAGATTCTCTTTTTTCTTAAATTTAGTATCCTTCTTTTAAATTTGCGCGTAAATACCTATAGGTATTAGTGTTATTCTTTTTTAGATGATAACAGCAGTCTTTGTGCATGATTGTACAGAATTCGCAGATCATCAACACTTAGCTTTTTCGCTAGGATAATTATTTTTGTTATCCATAAATTCCTTTCCATAAGACCATCCCTTTCCATTCATTTTTTATGAATAAAAAGAAAAACGTTTTCCTTATTATAATATATAATAAGTCTTAAATTTTATATGTCAATGCCTGTTTTGTATTAATTTGTACAAATATAATACTAAAAAGTGCAAATGATTATATATCACATTGCCAGTATTGAATTTTTTTCGGGGGGGGGTAGAATTTTTAATGAACTTTTGGTTATATTATTAACTAATTTTGTTTTGTAAATATTTATTAATATTTTGCATTTTTCATTACTCTTTTTAAAATGTGATGTTATTATTCATGTGTACATGATAAATATTTTAGGCTTTTTTCTATTTCCTCAAGAAAAGATTAGCAGAGAATGAAAAACAGATAGTGGTGTTGAGCAGCATACACTATCTATTTTTCTTTTTGTATTCTTTCATAACTTGTTTAATATCTTCACCAACTATATTCCAATCATTAGATAATGATATATAGTCGTCATAAAACGATCCTATTTTAATCTCAACCTTTGGAAACAAGTTTATATTTTTAAGTCCTTTTATTACATAATCTATTATCTTCATATACACCTCTAACTATTATAATTTATTTGTTTTTAATTTATTGTATTTAGTTTCATTTATTGGATAAATCGTTTTAATTTTTAATATTGGCCCTGAACTTATTCTAACTGCAACTAGTACATTGTCTTCCATTTTCTTGACAATTTGTAAGCTGTTATTCTTTTTGTCCTCCGATATAAAATCTGGATTAGAAACAATCAATGATAAATCTCTGAAAACAATATCTAAAAACAAAGGATCAGTAAAATCTTCTCTGTGTCTTTCTATATGATTTATTCTATCATCATACAAAGCAATAGTTTTATCTTTATATGATTCATCCAATCCAAACGTTTCTATGTATTCATCTGTTATTTTATATAACATCTTTTTTGATTTATTCATGATTATATCTCCCAAATATAAAGTAAAGGCCTTGTTGCATTAACAAGGCCTACAATTTGTGTATATGGTGGGGCGATAGTTCCCACATCTCATCAGAATTTACATTCCTACCCTTGACACTTTCGTGCGCGATAGCCATCTTTCTATCCTCACATACACAATCAGAATGTTTTCTTTCAGCCAATAGACCTATCCAGTTCGAGGTGAACACAAACAACCCTACGGAAGCTATAAGCACTATGCATGCTGGAACACAATACTTAATCATAGCTTAACAGAACCTAATCTGTGACAAACAAGATAGAGCAGCAAGCTTATCTTCATCCGTATATTACATTATTTGCTAGTGAATTTCAATCAAATTTCTCCTATTTTTGTACTTTTTTGTAACATTGTGTAATCTAATATCACTTTTTATAACAACTTATTCATCATATCTACAATACTCTTATCTTTTGTATCAAACCAGTGTGCATATGTATTGTGCAATGTTTCAACTGTATCTCCTAAGCGTTTGGCTATGTCAAAATCTGAGAATCCAGCTCCTGCCATGTTATTAATTAGAAATGATGCGTGTGAATGTCTAAAATCATGAATTCTTATTTTAGGCAATCCATCATCTTTTTCTTTTGCCTTATTATATGCATCATCAAATCTTCTTTGTACTGTCTGAGGTGATATTGGTTTGTAATATCCAAACACAAATTTATCTTTTGTGAAATCATCCCATTTAGAACATTCTAAAAACCATTCTCGAAGCATTTTAGACAAAGTATTAGGCATTGTGATAGTTCTATAGCTATTGTTTGTTTTTGGCGGTGTGAGCCATTTATTAGGATCTTTCTCTTTGTATCTATATGTTTTGTTGATGTCTATAGTTTGCTTCCTAAAATCAATGTCCTTCCATTGTAGGGCCATTGCTTCACCTTTTCTTAATCCCATGTAGAATAAAACAGAATAAAAGCATTGCATCATTTGTTCATCCACTTCTTCAATGAATAAATCAAAATCATATTGCTGCCATATTGTCATTTCTTCTTTTCTTTCATTAAGTCTTAGATCACGTTTTACATATGTCATTGGATTGGTTGGAATGTATTCAGAAGTAACACCAAATTTATATAGCTTATTTAAAAAGAAATATATTCTTGATACATATGCCTTTGAATATTTCTCATCAAATTTGTTGATCAAGTTTTGCATTTGCATTTTATCTAGAAAATCAATATCTTTCATTTCCTTAGAAAGGACATTGTACAAATATTCATCTGATTTTAGTGTTGATTCTTTTACATACTTTTTATTATATTCTTTAAAAGCTTTATATAGTCTATCAAAATTCATGTCTGATGGAAGCATAAAAAAATCTTTTCTGAATTCAACCTCAGCTTTTTGTGCTTCCCATTTAGAATCAAAACCACGCTTACGATATCTCTTTATACATTTACCATCTTTATATATTTTTCCGGCAAACATATATTTTCCTGTCTTCTTATCTAATTCCACTGCCATTTTTTGTGCCCTCTTATATGTCCATAATATGCAAAAAAGGGGTATAATTCAATATTTTAATATCAAATTATACCCCAATATACCCCAAGGCAAATAAAAAAGCCTTTAAATAAAGGCTTAAATTTCAATGGAGCAGATGAGGGGAATTGAACCCCCGTATCAGCCTTGGCAAGGCTGTGTTCTACCATTGAACTACATCTGCATGAATGGCGGTCCAGATGGGACTCGAACCCACGATCTCCTCCGTGACAGGGAGGCATGTTAACCACTACACCACTGGACCATAATTTTCCAAAAATAAGATGGCGGAGAAGGAGAGATTTGAACTCTCGCGCCAGTTT